ATCTCTGCACCTTTTTTGATTATAAATGCTTACGCATAAAGAAACATAATCACTATCATTTTCTCTGCCATGTTTTTTTATCACTTTTCTTGTAGCAGACGGATATAAATTTAGGTATTCATCTAAACGATTCTCAGTAAGTACCATGTTCCATTCTCTTGATCCGTATTGATCAGGTTCACCGAAACTATCTTCAATTTTACAAAAATTATATTTTTCCATTTCGTAATAGCTATTAAGTTCCTTGTCTATCAAATTAAGAACCACTGTCATCCAAAAATTATCATTGTCGATATTGGTGTGCCTATTAGCATTTACCAATTCTGCTCTTTGGTGTTCTATCTTCTTTTGTAAGATCATAAGAATGAAAGCATCATCCCAATCTTTATCTTTGTATATTGTTGGGATCCATCTAATAATGTTCCAAACTCCTTGAAAAAAATATCTAATTCTCCAATTAACATATCTTCCCCATTGAAATCTAGTATTGTCCCACGCAGAATCTTTGGGTACAATTAATTTGCTATATTTTTTCATGTTTACTTAGTTTTTTAACGTGATCGTATAAGTCCAATAGTGTACCATCGAAGTCTTCCATTATCTTGGTCAGCTCTTCTTTTTGAATGTTGAATGTTTTACGAAAGTCAGAATAAAGCTTAGCCATGAGCTCCTTTTCGTGCTTTTGATAATCGTCGTTTAATCTTCTTGCACGTTCTAAACAAAGTCCAGCAATATCATGTCTCTCATCAGGATAGATAATACCAACTAGTTTATCCTTCATCAAATAGAATTCGTGTTCCATTTGATAAAGGTAATCAGAATGATCGTAATCACCATTTCTAATCTTTTCGTAAAGGGGAGTTTTTTTGTCTAGTTCTTTTCTAATTTCGTATCTGCGCCACCAATGAAATTTATTGTAACTCTTTTGGGTAAGACGTGATAATTGATCTTCGAGAAATTCTCGGTCGCAGAATGCTTGCATAACTTTTATTTATATGTTAAATATACTCAATAATAGTATGCTAAAAAAATTTATTTTTCTAGTAAGTTATAATGTCTTGGGTATACATGGAGATTGGTAATCAGCCAATTCATTTCTCCAACAGGGATTTTTAATTCATAAGCTACTTTCTCCATTAATTTTGCAAAAGTAAATTGGTCATTACAAAAACCAAAAACTAAATCTATGCTTCTTGCGAATACTGTTAGATCTAATCTATTATTTCTAATGTAGAAATTTAATACATCGTTGCAAGGAGTATCGTATTTGTACCGATCTATTTCGTGAGGTATATAATGTACCACGATAGCTCTTCTTGTTTCTGGATTGGATTTAAGATCTTCTATAACCCTTTTTAATTGATCGTTATATTTCCAAAAATATCCGTAATTAGAATTGACTTCTGTGGTACCGGGGATCATCATCTGTTTCCATATCTTTGCTCTTTCTGCAATTTTTTTTGCATCACGATCTCCTTTTAAATACCATTCCCACTCAAACTCTGCGTATTCTAAATTGAACTTTCTTTCTGGTGTGGTAATGATTTTATCTTCGGGATTTAATAAAGTAAAAGATTTATTAAATACTGCTTTCGTTCCTGCGAAACTTTCTCCAGCTATGTCTATGTGATGAAATAACCATTCAAATGCTTCTGTTGCGTTACTAAAATTCATAGTGCTCTACTTCAATAAATTGTTTTAAAAATTCTACACTGCCATTATCTCGATAGAATAATTCAGAATATATAACTTTTTTTATTCCCGATTGCAGAATAAGTTTTGCGCAATCAATACATGGAGAGAGCGTTAAATACATTGTAGCTTCATTAGTAGAAAAGCCCATTTTTGCTGCTTTAAGAATCGCGTTTGATTCCGCGTGTAATACTTCGGGTTTAGAAAATAATCTGTACCTTCCATGATCATCTTCAAAAGGGTATTGAGCTTCAATGGTTTCTGGATCGAGCCAACCTCCTTCATCTCCATTCATACGCAATCTATCTTCACAACAATTATCCATTCCAGTAGGAGTGCCATTATAACCAAAGCTAATTACGTTACCGTCTTTAACAATAACGCAACCAACTTTAACCCTAACACAGTGAGATAGAGTAGATACTTCTTTCGCTATGTTTAAAAAAACAATGTCTAATCTTTTTTGTTTTGTCATATTAAGATTCTTTAACAAAACTTCCGTTTTGCATAGTTCCTTTTCTCTTAGCAATAACTTCGTAAGCAGAGTTAATGCAATCTTCAATATTATACCCTTTTAATTTAGCAAGATTGGTAAGTACTACCACACAATCACCAATAGCGTCTACAAATTCTTCTTCGTCTTCTTTTAGAATTGCTTTCGCCAATTCACCAGCTTCTTCTAATAATTTAATGTATTGAGTTTTTGCATCTCCTTTTGCGTAAATGCCTTTGTCTTCTGCCCATTCTCTGATTGAGTAAAATTCGTTTGTTAAATTCATGTCTATTTTTCTATTATGTAAAAAATTAATTAATCCAAAAATTGCAAAAGTTGTAAAAAAGAAATATCCAATAATAATTAAAATTTCCATATTATATTATTTCATCAATTATTTGATATGATAATGCTTCTTCTGCATTGAAAGACCAATCTTTCTTACCGTCGTAACACTCTTTTAATTGTTTTTTTGTTAGTTTTGTTTTTGCCAATGTTTGATCTTCAATCATTTTTTGTAAGCGAAGCATTTCGGCCAAATCTTCTTCCATGTCTTTAGCTTTTCCCCAAAAACCTGTACTTACTTGATGATATAAGAAAGTAGCTTTATCATAAGCAAAACGTCTATGTCCAGTTATAGAGATCATGAATCCACAGCTCATTGCGCAACCTGTTACAATTGTGTGTATTGGTACTTTTGATTTTTCTATCACACCTAATAAACCAAACATTTGATATACTGCCCCACCATAAGAATCAATATAAATCTTAATAGGTTTTGGAGTATATACTAAATCATTAATACTAGCAAGTTTTATTAAGTATTCATCATCTTCATTAATTTCTAAAATAGATTTAGTTAAAAGATTAATACTATCTTGATCTACTTGTTTTGCGAAATGCAAAGTCCTTTCTTTTGGTTTTATTTCCATATTAGTGTATTATATAATTTGTATAGTTATTCATCATATCTTCATCAGATACTGTTAATGGTACTTTTAAAACCAAAGATCCTGTACCAGGTTTTAAAAAATAATTATATTCTGCTTCCCAATTTAATTTTCCTTTATACGTAGTCATACCTGGAGAATTTCCGGCATCGATGTGTAATACATCTGTTTGATCTAACTTAATAAATAGTTGATCATCATTTGAAACTAGTTCATTCATATTATTTATTTTTTGTGTTTAAATATTGGTCTAATGATGCCATGTATGCCAAAGCGTCTAAATAGTTATCTTGTTTGTAATTCCAAGACGCTCTGGACAGCTTTAATGCAATCAATACATTATATGCATCTTGTGTAGTTATTTCTTTCCTGGACATCTCTGATGCGATTCTGGCCGTTTGTTCCATGCCTTCTATGAATTCTCCATATTGACGGGACTTCTCTTCGTTACGTTCGAAGACTATATCATGAGCTTGTTGTAAAATGCTTTTATTTTTTTCCATATCTATAATATAATAATATACTATTAAACTGTATAATTTATTTTATACGTTTAAACATTTTTTTCTTTTCCCATCCATATACTAGTGAATTTATGTTATTTTTCATTTATTAATGTGATATCAAACACTGCTACGCTATCTCGGGATTTTTCCTCATTGTAGTCGATGTTTACTCCCAATTCAAACCCAGCTTCTTCTAAAAGTTCTTGTATTGTACCTACAGCACTGTATGCAGCATCATGAGGTTGATCATCATGTCGAACTTCAATAGTTTTTGTTATTTTATTCATTTATATTATTTTATGGTCTTTCTAGATCTCTCATATCACCCCAAGCTCTTTGTGAATCTACTGATTTCATGTCTACTTCTTTAACTCTTTTTTCTATTTGAGCATCAGCACCAACATTAATAAAATAAGCACCCGCTTTTGCTTTTCTTCTGAATACATCGAATGCTTTGGCATCATAGGTAGCTGTTGTTTGAAATGGTGGAAGTAATTCTGCTTTAAGCGGTTTTAAAAATGGTATTGTTGCGCTTTCTAAAATTGCTCTACCAACTTCACCCTTCTTTATATTTCTTGCAACTGCAACACCGTAAGGTTGAGAATTTGGCCAACCAATTTGTAAACCTCTGATCATAGTTCCGGTTGATACAGCGCACCAAAATTCTGGAGGTTCTGGAATACTGTTAGCAAAATTTACAATTCCCGCTGTTACTGCTGGAATTCCTGATAAACCAAAATTTAAATATTGAGCATTATTTTTTTCTGCCCATCTTTTAGCGTAAATATTAATTGTCGGCATCGCAGGAGTTTTAACAAATCTTAGATCAGCTCCGTAAGCCATTACAACTGCTTGATGCTTTGAAACTTCTTTTGAAGCAGGAGCAAAGAATACACATTTTTTACCGTATAATTGAGCTAAATTCGCAATTGCTTCGGGTGCGTGACCAACTCTTGGTGCTACGTAAACAAACGTATCTTTAGGACATTCTGCGATTACTTTTTCTGCAGCAAACGCTTTAAATCCTGCTAAAGATAAATCACATCGAACAATAAATTTGTCTTCAAACGGTTCTACTATTACTTTAGGCATTCTCGAAACAAATCCTGTTCCGTACATATCTAAATAATATTGTTTAGCCTGTTCTACACTCATTCCTTCTGGAATGTCTTTATTTGTTACATCTGTTGTAATTTCAAATGTCATAGTATTTCTTTTAAAAATGGATAATTCTTCGGTTTTAAATGCACTGAACTTTTAGACTCTAGAATATCTAGCATTTTAGTTCCGTCTAAATCAATCCAATCTTCTGGCCATGATATATATTTCTGATCTGAATTTCTTATCATTTCTATAGCTATTTGTCGTATCTCCATTCTCTCTTCTCTAGTTCCGAAGAACGGTTGTTTTTTATACAAGCCAGTTCCAGGAATTTTTCTAGATTTGTGTTCTATTGGAAGCGGTTCAACTATAGTATTATTTTTTAGTCTGCTGGAAAAATCAATATATCTACCAATTAAGTCTTTGGTTGCATCTTTTGGATTCTCTTGTCTCATTAGATGGAATCTAATATCAATATTCATAAAATAAGTAGTGGTTTCGTCAAATTTATTATTAATCGCTTCTACCGTTTCTCTTCTTAAGAACCCGTGCAAAGTTCTTCCTGCTGTAAAGTCTAATGTGTGTTGTGGTCTCCACACAGATAATGCGTGTGAATCCCCAATTACACACTTTCTTGTTTTATTTCCGTAAGAGTTGAATAGATCTACGAAATTGCCTACAGGAAAGTTTAAGTCTTCGATCTTGAGTCTCTTATTGAATCCCTCGAAGTCGAACTGATTGTTGATGAACTTCACAGGACCTTCGTACTTTCCTATCGCTTTCATCTTTTCGTAGTGTATTGGTTGAGGTCCGCCAATAATATTATAAGACCCAGGAACAAAATTAACACCTTCACAAATAAATAAGGCATCATATTTTTCCCATGTAGAACAATCTGGATTTATATCAATATTGTCGCTTGGAAAATAATCTTTTATCATTTTCGTAACAATCAATCCATATCCACTTCCTTGTGTATTAAGACTTTTACCTCCTATATTACCTAGCATACTTACTAAAGCGTAATTATTCATATTATAACTTTTTATTTTCGTAGTATTGTAATTTTCCTGTTTTTATTCTGTATATAATAGCGGCTGATGATATTCCATGATACTCTCCTGCATGCTTTAATGAATCAAATATAATATTATTTTCTGTATCTATAACTTTTTTTCTCTTGGTGCTAGGTTTTCCAAATTGAGAGTTATCTTTTCCATATCTACTTCTACCCATTTTTGATTTTGATTCTTCTGAATGTTTAAAATTAGCTAATTTGG